AACTAATGCTTCCGATATATCTGCACTAGATTTATCAAAAGCAAATTTGGCATCGCCTGGATTTACTGGAAACCCAACCGCTCCAACTCAAAACGCAGCTGACAATTCTACAAAGTTGGCAACTACTGCTTACGTTGATGCGCAAAGTTCTCCAAACAATAAGGGATTTTTTGCAACTGAATCAGCACTAACAACTGCTTATGCAACGGGCCAAAGTGGATGGTATGCTATTGTTGGATCAACAGACACATTTTGGGTTTGGGATGCAGACACATCTGCTTGGAAAAATACTAATTCAGATTCACAAGGAACAGTTACTTCTGTTTCAGTAACAGGAGGAACCGGGCTGGCATCAACTGGTTCGCCAGTTACTACATCTGGAAGCATTGCACTTGAACTTGATACTGCGACACAAAATACTTTGGCTAAAGTTGCAACAAATGAAAGTGCTATTGCAACTAACACTTCAGCTATCGCAACTAATACAGCCGATATTGCTAGTAACGATGCTACTTTAGTCTCTCATACAAATAACATTTTAATTAACGCATCTAACATTACTGCAAATCAAAATGCCATTGCCCTTAATACAGCTAAAGTTGGAATCACAACAGCTCAAGCAAATGCTATAACTAGTAATACGAATGATGTGCAGGTTAATGCAGCTAATATAGCTCAGATTGCTACTGACACTAATACTAACACTAGCGACATAGCTACTAATGTAGCAGCACTTCTTCTTAAAGCACCAATTGCAGACCCAGATTTTACTGGAACTGTTGGCATAGCAAAATCTGGTGTTAATGGTGTGCTAGATATAAATGGAAATGTGTATATTGAAAACGGAAAAATTGAAGGTGACACAGGAAGTCTTGATTTCGATAGTAATCAAGCTCAACTTATATTAGGAACTTTTAAATCAGATGCTATAAAAGTCGAAAGAGTTGATGCCAACAGCACACTAATATTTAAAGTAGATGCAAGTTCAGCAACTACTGGCAAAGCAACAATGCTGAATGCTGAAGTTAGTAATAATTTAACTGTTTCTGGTAAATCTGTTGTAAAAGAAATAGAATCCTTTGGTGGTGCAGGAGGTAGTCCAGATGGAATTACTATAGATGCACTTCACGGCACGCTCAATTTAAATGCAGACGATAATGTTGAAGTTGATGCGACTGGAACAATTAAATTAGACGCAGGTCAAACAGTTGCATTGTCTAGTGATCTCATAATCAATGACGGTGACATTGACGTTGATAGTGATCATCGTATTAGTGTCGGACAAGTAGTTACTAGCAAAATATTATGTGAGGGAGCAGGCGGTTCTGCAACTGCTCAACCAATAACATATGACTCTAAGGAACACCGCTTTAGAGATTATGATGGATCAACTAATGGGCCGACAAATATGTTGGTTGTAAATAAGTTTGATGGATATACTGGTGCAAGAGTTGGAATTAACAAAGACCCAAGTTCTAGTAACGCTGTTGCCCTACACATTGTAGCAGGTCAAAATTCTAGCACAGGTGTAAAAGACACAGGCTTAAAAGTTATTGGAGATGCTTTTTTTGATAACACAGTTAGAGTTGGTCATTATGCAACTGCTGATAGACCTACAAGCCCAATTGGATCAATTATTTACAATAGCACAACTCATGAATTTGAAGGTTTTTGCGGAAACGGAAAAGGTTGGAAGCAATTATCTTAAAAATTACTTAATGGAAATATTTAAATGGAAGATCATATTGTTACACAGTTTAAAATTTGGGGTTTAGTTTTCTTGGGAGAAATAACTGCATTTAATCTTAATGCCGGGGCGCAGGCGTTCATGTATTGCTGCGCAGGATTGGCATCACTAGCAACCGCGTATTACTACGTGTTCATCAAAAAATAAAATTATGAGTTTAGAACTAATAGCAATGTTGGGTGGTGGTGTCAGCGGATTTGTCATGAAGATGATCGCGGCACAAGCTGAAGCACAATCAAGAAACTTTGAAATGATGATACAAAAGCAAGTTGCTGCGGATCAATCAGCCAACGAAGCCGCACAACGTGGTGGTGTTTGGGTGCGCAGAATCTTTGTTGGATTCATATTGTTTGCAGTCATTTTAGCACCATTTATTTTGTCGCTGACATCAACACCAATCACAGTTGAAAAGGATGGTTTAGGCGGCATTTTTAAATTGATTGGATTAAGCGCAGGCGGTTGGGAATCGTTAGAAGGATTCGTTCTGCTTCCAGAAGTAAGGCAATCAATGCTTGCCATCGTTGGTTTTTACTTTGGCAGTTCCCAAGTTAAATGAATGAGTTTTTGCAAATCATATCATCATTATGGCCAGTCTGCATTGGCGTTATAACGCTAATTGTTGTGCTAGCTAGAATGCATTACAATTTAGAAGCACTTACTGAAAAGGTGAAAGTCTTGTTTGATTTTCACAACAAACGCAAAAAGTAAAAAGCATTTGGATTTCATTAAGTGCCATAATTTATGGCTACAAAAAAACAGCAAGACATACTCCATGATTATTTGGAAACGCAGTCTTATAGGCAGACTGCTAGAAACTTAGGTGTTGATAATAGATACGTTACTAGAACGATTAAGAAGCTAGAAGCAAGGGGTGATGTTCCTTGGCAATCACCAGCACCAAGTGCAGGGCATTTGGGAGTTGGCAAGCGAACAGTTCAATACAATGCCGATGGTGAAGTGGTTCAAGAATGGCGCAGACTGTATCCACAAGTTCAAGCCATGCAAGATGTCGTTGATGGTTTATGCGATCAAGTAAAAGCCAAAGGCAATGCACCAAAGCGCAAAGCCAAAAAGACAGACACAGATGACATCTTATTTGAATTAGATATTTTTGATGCGCATGTTGGCATGTATGCCGACGAAAAAGAAACGCGTGATGAAGATTACAATTGCGACATCGCGGCTGCAAGGATGGTTGAAGTTGCTGAAGCATTAGCATCAAGATCACAAAGACCAGCCAAGTGCGTTCTGGTGTTTGGCGGTGACATGATGCACAGCGACAACAGAAGCAACCAAACAGAAGCAAGCGGCCATGTGCTTGATGTTGATACTAGGTATCACAGGGTGGTTGAATATCTGATCAAGGCATGCCGGGACGTTGTTGCCATTGCCGCAACCATAGCGGATCAAGTTGAAATCGTTGTGCTTGAAGGCAACCATTCATGGCACAGCGAGGTTTGGTTGGCTAGGGTGTTGGATGCTTATTATTCAGAGTGCAGCAACATCACAATCAAATCTGAGCCATCACCAAGAAAGCACATGATTTGGGGCGATAATTTGTTGGTGTGGTCGCATGGTGACAAGATAGCCGCACAAAAGTGGCCAATGATTATTGCGGCAGAGTTCGCCAAGCAATGGGGACAAACCAAATACAGGCATCTAAAGTGCGGTCATATACATCACAAGAAGACCATTGCGCCAGTTGTCATTGATGAACAATCTGGGCTGGTCGTTGAGTATCTGGAAGCATTATGTGCAACAGATGCATGGCATACAGGCGCAGGATTTATCGGATCACAAAAGGGCGCAAGTGCATTTGAATACCATAAGAACAAAGGTTTAATTACTCGTTATTTGCAACCAGTATGAGAAATAGCGAACAATCAGCTTTCAAAAACGTAAAGGCGCAGATGTCAGAACATTTTGACAATTTCGTTTTTGTCATATTGGACGAAGATGGCGAAGTGTTTTATGGATTTAAAAACAAGATTGTTGGCAAAGCATTGCTGGCTGAAGCGGTCAAAGAATTAAAAGAAGAAGAAGAATTTGAAGACGCATATTTATGGGAAGACGAAGACGAAGACGGATGGAACGAATTGGAAAGCTAATTGCATTTAATGGTGCAAAGACTGTTGGCAAAACTACGATTGCCAAGGCATTGGCCGCATTGAGCGATGACGTTGTGATTGTATCATTTGCAACGCCAATCCGGGCGATGCTTGAAGCAATGGGCGTAGATCGCCACAATCTGGATGTTGCCAAAGAAGAACTAATTGATGGCATTGGGAAGTCTGCTAGACAGTTGCTTTGCACACTTGGCACAGATTGGGGCAGGAACATGGTCGCAAATGAAATCTGGATTTGGGCGATGCAGCGACAAATTCAAAAGGTCATTAATGGCGCAAACAACCCAAATGACTTGGTGATTGTCATTGATGATTGCAGATTTGCAAATGAAGCCGTTATGGTTCGCGAGATGGATGGTTGCGTTGTGCGCTTATTGCGTGACGGCATTGAATATTACAGCGATCATGCAAGCGAACAGCCGTTGTCAGATGATTTGATTGATTATGAATTTGATGCTGGTGGCGTTCAAAACTGCTTAAAAAATATTGTTCAAAATATATTGTGCTAAGGCTTGTCATTACAAATTAAACAATTTGGATGCTGAATTGTAGCAGAACGCTGCAAATCAATAATAACAATCAAAGGGCATTTTGCCTAATATATATATGAATGATGACATAAAAGCTATCAAATCAAATGCTGAAGAAGCAATTGAGGCGATCTTGGCTGAACTAGATGCAAGAGGCGTTAAGGTGTTTCGGTTGCAAGTATTCGCCAACAAAGAAAGGCCGCCACAGGTCAATATTGTAGTTGATGAGATGGGAGGCAAACGATGAATCAGATTGCAGCCTACGACAAAATCAATGATTCACAAGGCATCGAAATGATGGGCAATGCAATTTGCCGATCTGGGATGTTTGGATGTGAAAGCAAAGAAGCAGGCATTGTGTTTGCTTTGCAATGCGTTGTTGAAAACAAACCGCCATTGGAAATGGCAAAGAATTACCATTTGGTAAAAGGCAAATTGACCAAACGCGCAGATGCGATGTTGGCTGATTTTCGCAGAGCAGGTGGCAAAATCACTTGGGATGACTTAAAAAATGAGAATGTGCAATCTGCCATTTTTGATTTTGAAGGCATAAAGACAAATGGCAGTTTCTCAATGGATGATGCACAACGTGCTGGACTGTTTCGCAAGGGTTCTGCTTGGGATAAAACACCAGCAGCCATGCTCCGGGCGCGTTGCATATCAGAAACACTAAGGGCAATTGCACCAGAGATTGTGCAAGGCGTTTATGTGCCAGAAGAAATTGACGTTGCCGATGCGGTGCCAGTTACAAAATCCAAACCAAAGCCAATAAAAAAGGCGGCAAAAGTTGTTGAATCAATTGAAGTCAAAGATGCGCCAATAGAATACAGACCAAATCTGGCATCATTACTTGCTGAAAATGATCTGGAATATAAAACCAATTTGTATTGGTCAAACAAGGGAGACATTGACATTGATCTTGATCAGACATGGCGCGATTTGCCAGATGGTTTACAACAGCGCATGGAAATGCACTTTGACTCGTTCAGAAAGGCTATTGAGAAATGAATGACCTAATCACACAGCCAACAATTGATGCAGTTACAATTGAAATCATTGATGAAGCAGAAAAAATGAAAGCGGTGGCTTTAGAAACTTCTAAAGGTATTAATTCAATTGCTGATGGTTTTGAGGCAACAGTTGCATCTAAAGCTCAATATCATTTACGCGCTTTAATCAAAGGCATTGAGGAATCAAGAAAAGTGGCAAAATCACCAGTTCTTGATATTGGACGGGAAATTGATGGCATTGCCAAAGATTACATTGACGAAGTTAAAGATGAAGAACTGCGCATTGCTAAATTGCTTGGAGCATTCCAGAAGGTGGAACGTGACAAAAAGATTGTAGCAGAACGCCAAGCCAGAGTTGAAGAACAAAAGATTTTGGTTAAAGCAACGCAAGACGCATTGGAGACAGGGCAAGACATCCAGCAACTTGACCAATCGGCACAGCATAAGATTGTGGCGTTGAGACAAGAAGCGGCTGCAAAGCATGAAGCGGTGGCAGGTGTTAAGGTTCGCACAACAACCAAGTTTGAAATTGTGGATGAAGCGGAAACGCTGAAAGCAAGACCAGATTTGTTCAGCTTGGATGATAAGAAAATCCGCGCTGCACTAAAAATGACAACAACAATACCCGGCATAAAAGTTTGGGATGAATCAAAATCATATTAACAAGGACAAAAAATAATGGCTAAATATATAGCAACAGACGAAGACGTAAATTCAACGGGTGGCAGTTACATCACAGAAGCTGGCACATATGAATTTAAAACCACAAACGTGATTCATAAAGTAAATCAGCGCGATGGCACAGATTTATTTGAATGCACCTATGCAACAAAGGATGGCGCAACCATGCGCAAGACATTCTTTTGGGGCGATCTAAGCAAACCGCCATCTGAATACAAAGCGCGAACATTGATCTTTATGTATTTGAAAGCATGCGGTGTTCACATATTCCGCGATCAGTTAGACACAGAAGATGCCGATGGATTTTATGAAATCGTAAAAGATAAAAAATTCACAGCCAAGGTTGATATGAAACCAGACCAAAACGATCCAAACAAATCATGGGCAGAAATTGGTTTTAGCGGTTTTGTTTTTGATCAGAACCATGTGCTGTATAAAGAAGGCACATCACCAGTTGCAGATGATGATCAAGTCATAGAAAATCCTTGGTAATTAAATGCAACAAAGAGAATACCAGCAAAAGGCAGTTGCGTTTTTAACGCGGTCAAAGCGTGGTATTGTTCAAGCACCGGCTGGAGCAGGTAAAACGCACATTGCGGCATCTGCTCTGGCCGTTTGTTTGTATAATAGGGAAGGTGTTGCCAATGTGGAAATCATGGTAAACACCATTGAGCAGGTTGATCAAATGCAGACGGCATGTGATCGGTTTGAAATCATAAATGAAAAAGCCAATTTGCAAATCTACTGCGCGGCAGGTGCGCCAATAGGAACATATCCAGATTTGCTTATTGTTGATGAATGCCATAGGGCAGGCGCAGCAGGTTGGGCTTACAAGATTAAGCAATGCCAATCTGCTATTTGGGGATTGTCAGCAACGCCATTCAGCGCAGATGAAGAACGCAACGCATGCGTCAGCAAATTGTTTGATGACAATGTGCATACCATTGACCGCGCTGATTTGGTTGATCATGGGCATCTGGCAAAGGCAAAGGTTGTTTGGCATGACGTTCCAAATGATGACGCAGCAAATGCGATTGAGAAATATTCAAAAGAATTAATTGAAAACAGGCGCAATAAAATGCCGTGGATGTTTAGAACTGATGATGGCATTCAAAAACAAATCAACCAATGCAAATGGCAGGCAGCACAAAGGTTGGGAATTTGGGAAAACGAAAACCGCGATGCACATATTGCATTGATCGCCAAACAAAACATTGATGCAGGCAACCACACCATTGTGTTAATTGGGTCAATTGATCATGGCAAACGCTTGGCTGATGCAATTGAAGGATCGGAAATGGTGTATAGTAAGATGGGCGCAAAGAAGCGCAGGGATGTCATTGCACGATTTAGGGAAGGCAGTTTGCGATGCATGATTGGCACATCAGCCATTGAAGAAGGATTTGATGCACCAGTTGCTAATGTGATCATAATGGCAGGCTGTGGGCGTTCTGAGCGTAAAACGATACAATCCACAGGCAGAGTGCTGCGACCGGTTGTAGGCAAACTGTGTGGCATTATCCATGACTTCCGCGATGGCTGCCATCCAATGTTGCAACGCCAAAGCCGTTCAAGATGGCGCATCTACAAGCAATTGAATTATCGCCAATGATGTATTGACATGGGTGCTTGGCTGACCACTCTATTTGGCATGGCACAAGCCATATCGAACAATAACCCAATAATAATATGAAATTAAAAACAGCATTAAATAAAAGTAAGCAAGTATTTGTTCTTATTCAATTGAATATTACAGACACGGCACAACTCAAAATAAGCAAGACGCAAGCCTGCGAAACCCTTGAAGGTTATCTTGACTTAAAAGATGAGTTTGAAGATGGACGCTTTGAAGATAAAAACATCATTGCGGAATATGAGCCAAAGTTGGGAACGCTTTGGATAGGATAACCTTAACCCTTCAAACCCTTGTGGCCGCCTTTGCTTAGTGCATCGCGCGGCCTTTGGAGTGCCAACACTTGGCTTTAATAATAACTAATAATAATAATATGAATATAGCAGAACTCAAAAACCTAATTACTGATTCTAACGGCAAAATGTATTGCAAATTTAACCGGGTCAAATT